AGAAATAGAAATATTACAGAATATGGAAATAGAAGGAAACATAAAAAATATTCCACAATCAATAAAAGATAAAGCAATACAACATGCTAACGAGAGAGAGGAAAAAGGATTAAATGTTTTTTACTCTGACCAGATGGCTAGGCTTGGATTACAAGAGGGTGGTGAAGTTACAAATAGAATAATAGAAATAAATAATGCATTAAAAGAATTAGGATATTCAAAAGAAGCAAGAGCAGCTAAGATGGGAAACATAGGAGTTGAAACAGGTTATACTTATGACTATCAACAGAAACAAAAAAATGGTGATGGTTATGGTTTGTATCAATTAGATTTTCAAAGACCTTTTTATAATAAATATTTAGAAAATAATAAATTACAAGATTCTGCTCGTAATCAAATTATGTTTACCCATGAAGTTCTTCAAGGTAACGATAAAATAATGGGTATGAATACTAAAGATAGACAAGCTTTACAAGAAGCTTTTAAAAGTAAAGATGTAAGTTTTATAACTCAAATGTTTTCAGAAAAATATGAAAAACCTGGAGTACCTCATTTAGAAAAAAGAATAGAAGAAGCAAATAGATTATATCAACTATTAGAAGAATGATACTTTATACAGAAAAACAACTAGACAATGCATACAGATTAGATTGTAAAGCTCGTACCAAATCAGATGAGCCTTGGATAACTAGAGAACAATTTAGAAGTCTATACGAAGATTTAATTACATTACACATGGAGAAAGCAGAGAGGGAAGAATTACTTATAGAAGATGTGCCTGAATGGGTTATAAATTCTATAGATGAATTATTAGAGAAAACTTTAACATTAGAATAATATGGGATTCCCGTTTGAAATAGTAACCATGTTGGCATCAACTGTGCTTGGTGGTGTGATGAGTATATGGTCTGAAAGTCGTAAGGCTAAAGCAGAAGCACAGAAACTTCTTATAACTCGTGGTGAGTTTGAAATGAAAGGAAGAAAGCAATCACTTGACCACGGACTAAAAGATAAAGGGTTTGCTTGGACAAGAAGAATTATTGCACTTACTTCTGTATTTGCTATTGTTCTTTTACCAAAACTTGTAGCAGTTTATTATCCAGATGTAAGTGTTACTGTTGGTTACACTAATTGGAATCCAGGTGGTTTGTTTAGAAGTGGTAGAGAAGTATTTGAATGGATAACATTTCAAGGATTGGTAATTACACAACTTGATACCAACTTAGTATCAGCCATTATAGGTATGTATTTTGGTGGTAGTTTAGCAAAAGGAAGATGATGGACTCTAGAGACTTTATGAACATACTAGAGACTGTAGGTATTCCTGCAGCTTTTGCTATTGCTGCTGGTTGGATGGTATGGAAACTATTTAATCACTTAATAGCAGATGTGCATAAAAAATTAGATACGCAACATGGGATGATAGTTGCATTAATAGATAGAGTAAGACAAATGGACAATGACATGATACGAATAGACTCAATGGTAAGAACTGCTATGGGAATACAAGTAGATGTAGATAGATTAGCAAGAGCAGATGGAAAAAAAGACCAAAGGAAAGATTGATATGATAGAAGATGTACATCCTATGAAACAAATTACAATAGCATCTATAATACAAATAGTTGTATTAGCATTTATGGCTATGTCTATGTTACTAATTAATAAAGCATTTGCAGATGAAATGGTACATCAATTTAAAAATCCTAGCTTTAGTGGTGTTGGTACTTCAGCACATTATCTTACTATAGAAAATCAAGAGTTTAGTAGGAAGATGAGTATCAAAGAAGAACTAAAAGCTATACAAGAACAGATTGAACGAGACAAAGAGAACACAACATTAGCAAGATTTATAAGAAACTTAGAGTCTAGAATTTATGCACAATTATCAAGACAGTTAGTAGAAAATTTATTTGGTGAAACTCCAAGTGAAAGTGGAACACTAACTTTAGAGGGCAATACTATTACATATAGTGTTGAAGATGGAATAATAACTTTAGTAATAACAGACAGTAATGGCGACCAAACTACTATACAGCTTCCTATTGGCAACTTTACTTTCTAGTTGTGCAGTAATAAATCATAATACAGATTTAGCTCTAACAAGAAATATAGAACCTGCTAATATTTTAAATTTGCAATCAAATGATTTAGCGAATTTACCCCCTGCAAAAAATAGACCAGTTATAGCAGTATATAGAGATAGCTTTCAAGACTTAACAGGACAAAGAAAAAGTAATAGTAGTTTTGCTTTGTTTAGCACAGCAGTTACACAAGCTCCAGAAGCTTTACTTATAAGAGCTTTGAAACATGCTGCTGATGGTAAATTTTTTAGAGTTGTTGAAAGAGTAGGATTAGATAATCTTACAAAAGAAAGACAACTTATCCGGTCAACTAGAGAGAACTTTGAAGAAGAATTAAAGCTCCAACCTTTATTATTTGCTGGTCTTATAATACAAGGTGGAGTCATTAGTTATGACACAAACATTCAATCTGGTGGTATTGGTGCTAGATACTTAGGAATAGGTAATAGTAAACAATACCGAGAAGATGTAGTAACTATATCATTACGATTAGTTTCTGTATCTACTGGTGAAATATTAATAGAGACTACAGTTTCTAAAAATATTTTATCAACAAGTATTTCTCAGGACATCTTTCGTTTTATTGAACAAGGAACAGAACTTGTAGAGATAGAAGGTGGGATTGCTGAGAATGAGGTGGGTTCTATAGCTTTGCAAAAGGCAGTAGAATCTGGAGTATTTAACTTAATAGAAATAGGAATAGAAAGAGGGTATTGGGAATATGAAACAATTAAAATTGATGAGCCTTGTGATGCTGATGAGTGCATCGATATACGGGGCTGATAACGAAATATACATTGACCAATCAGGTGCTACTGCTAATATAGATTTAGAACAACTTGGTTCTGGAAATATAATGGGTGGATTAAATTCTGTTGCAGGAACTTTAACTGCTTTAGATTTAGATGGACTAAATTTAACTTTAGACATTAATCAAATCGGAGACAGTAATAAATTTCTTGGAGATATATTAGGAGATGACATTACAGGTTTCTTTGAATTTGATGGAGACAGTAATTTATTTACTATACAAGCAGACCCAACTAACACTTATGGTATTGATAATTCAAACTTTAATGTTGATGCTACTGGAGATAGTAATACTTTTACATTAGATGTAGGTACAAGTGCTATGGCTAGTAATACAGATTTAGATTGGATTATTAATGGTAGTAGTAACACATTTGACTTTGATATTAATTATGATGGTGGTACTTCTTATGTTGATGTTGACGGAGATAGCAATACAGTAAACTTTACAGGTAGTGGCTATGCTGGTGGTTATTTTTACTTAGACCAAACCGGTAACTCTAGGACTTTTAATATACAACAACTTAGTACATTAGATAATGATTGGCTCAAAATACTTTCTACTGGTAATTCTGGTACTATCTGTGTTATCCAAAACGATGGTGGCACAGCAGTCGGATGCTAGTATTGGAAGCGTAACAGAATTAAAAGGTACAGGCAGAATTGTAAGGGACATACCTTATGATGCTGCCTTATCTTTTGATATTGAAAGTTTTGATAATGTTGAAACTTCTAACGGAAGGATAGGCATAACATTTGTTAATGACAGTCAAGTAAGACTGACTGAACATTCTCAATTACTTATAGATGAATTTATCTATGACCCTGACCCATCTAAATCTAAGATGGCTCTACAGTTTGCTGGTGGAACTGCAAGGTTTATTACTGGTAAACTAAATAATATAAACAAAGAGAACATAGCTATCTCTACTCCAAGTGCGAATGTTTCTATTCGTGGAACTGATTTTACTATTACTGTAAATGAGATTGGAGAATCTTTAATTATATTATTACCGAAAGCCGATGGTACTCCTAGTGGAGAAATATTAGTAGCAACTGCTGTAGGAGAAGTTATTCTTAACAAACCCTATCAAGCTACTACAGTTTCTATGTTTGAAACAGAACCTACTAAACCAGTTATATTAGATTTAACTTTAGAGTTAATTGATAATATGTTAATTGTTAATCCACCAAAGGAGAAAATAAATGTACAAGGAGAAAATGGAACTAGCGTTTCTAGTGTGCTTGATGTTAACTTCCTTGATTTTGATGATTTAGATGTAGACTATCTTGCAGAAGATGAATTAGAGTTTACTGAATTAGATATAAATTATTTAGATGTAAACTTTCTTGAAGACTTGTTAGATATAATACAAGATGTAAATGAGTTAGACCAAACAGAAACTATACTACAAGCTGACCTAGATTTAAAAGGTACGAGTATGGGATTTGATTCTAACACCCAAGTTAATACTTTTGCTACAGATAATATCATAACATTCTTAAAATCATTAGAAGATACAGTCAGATTAGATTTAGATAAAAGTGGTTCTTATACTGTTATCCTAGTACAAAACGGAAAAAGTACACAAATTATAGTAAATGGTGGAAGTTCTTCAACAATCACTATAAAACAGGGCAGTTAGAGAAAATCGACATCACCAGATGCTTTGTATTGCATTCTTTGATAGTAGTTAATACCTTTGCTTCAGATTAAACAACTTTTTAATACAGAGCTTCTATGTTGACGACAGAAGATTTTCGGGAATTGTGTAGATTTTTATAGGTTTTTCTTTACCTTTTACATAAATGTCCTTTAATTTGTCTACATACAGGTTACTATTCTTAATTGTGTTATATCCAATCACTAAATCTTGACCAACTTCTTTAGTTGAACTCTCTAATCTTGCTGCTAAATTTACTGCATCACCTATTGCAGTATAATCAAACCTAGTATCACTACCCATATTACCAACAACTGCTTCTCCTGTATTGATTCCTATTCCTATTTCAATACCTAAGTTTGCTTGTCTCATATCTAACATAATTTTTTGAGCAGCCCTCATTGCTTTTTCTTCATGGTCTTTTAAATCTACAGGTGCATTAAAGATAGCCATCATTGCATCGCCAATATATTTATCCACCATACCACCATATTGTTTTACTGCATTAGCTTGTATAGTTAAAGTTTTATTCATAATCTTTGTAACTTCTTCTGGTTCTAATTTTTCTGATAAAGAAGTAAACCCTCTAACATCTGTAAAAAGAAAAGTACAATATCTTTTTTCACCACCAAGTTTTAAAGACTCTGGATTATCTTGTAGTTGTTTAACTTGTCTTGGGTCAAGGTAATGTTCAAACTGTTTCTTTATTTGTTGTCTTAATTTAAATTGTGTTCTAAAGTTTATATAGAATTGTTGTAGAGCAATAAGTGTCATACTTGTCATACTCCATGTAACATCTATAAGATACCCAATAGATATAAAGTAATATCCAAGAGAAGCTACAGAAGCCATTGAAGCACCAGCTAATACTAGACCCCATGTAATACCAAAGTAACTTATTACAAAGGCTATGAAGAGACCTGACACACACAATATAAGTAGTTCAACAAACAATCTATAGTCAGGGATGAAAGGAGAGTCAATCAAAATACTTTCTGCAAGGGCAGCCTGTATCTTATGTGGTTCTAATAGCCCGTTTGGTGTGGCTAAAGTAGGCATTACACCTGCTGCAGTAACACCAACAAATACAAACTTACCTGCAACATTCATTTCTTCTAATGTAGTTTGTGATGTATCAACCCAACTAATCCACTTACGACCAAGACTATCTGTAGATATTGGATTAAGTCCTCTTACTCTTATTTGTTCTATACCATTCTCGTTTGTTTTTATCTGATATGTACTAGCATCAACTAAAGTTTTTAATACTTCAATACCAAAAGAACCTACCCACCCATCAGGAGTTTGTTGTAATAAAGGTATTCTTCTTACAAGATTATCAACATCTACTGGAGCAGACACAGCACCTTGAGCTGATACTTCTTGAAGTTCTGATATGTTCTGTAAAAATCCTGTAGCTTTTGGTAAGTCTATATCTGGTCCAAGAATAACAGTACCATGTGTTTTAGGATAAATATTATTATCATACTCTGGCATAGCTAATACACTAGGAGCATAGCTTAACATCTGTGCAAATATTTTATCTCCCTCAAACCTATCTGGTTGTGGAAATAAAATAACCCAACCTACTCCTAATGCACCTTCGTTAAGTAACTGTCTATGTATTTCTGCTAAGTCTTGTCTAGGAAAAGGATAGCCACCTCGTTCTTGTACATCTTCTTCTGTAATATTTAAGATTATAAAGTTACCTGATGGCTCTGGTGTTTCTACAAAAGCATCAAAGGTTTTTAACCTCATAACTTCTAAAGGTGTAACATTGAATAATAAAGGTAATGTTAATAAACCTAATAATAAACTAGCCCACTTCATTAATCTGTCATTCTTCTAGCATTTAAATTAGCTTCAATATAATTATGTATCTCGTCTAATTTTGTAGTTCCCTCTCTTACTATAGTTTGTAATGTAGCAAACTCTTCGTTTGTAAAATAAGGTTTTAATTTTTTAATATCAGTAGATGTTCTTTCTGTAATTAATTTACCAGCTCTGTTATATAAAAATTTATATCCTAGTAATGTTGCTTCTTTTTTCATATTAAAAATTCCACTAATAAATTTTTTAATAAAAGAACAACACCTACAGCATTTAAAATAATTAATGCTCTATCTTTCCAGATTAAACCAACCCATAACCAAGCAGCTACTCCTATAATTGATAGTATTAAATCAATTAAAGCCAAACCTTGTATACCTCTTATGGACATAGCTAATAAAATAAAAGCACTACCAATCCATTTAACATACCAAGACATGTCTCCTTTAGGAGTTGCAGATTTAAAAATTCTTTTTGAATTAAGAACTTCTTTTGGGTCAAATTTTGGTTTGTTCATTTAAATCACTAAAGGTTATGTTGTCTTGTCTACCTCTTAAACCTGCTTTCATGTATGTTGTTGCTCTACCTTCAAAGAAGTTTTGATGTTCAACACCCATGACTTCATCTATCCAACCAAGAGGATTTTCTCTTTGGTCATAGTTAGTTTTAAGTCCAAGTTGTAATAGTCTTCTATCAGCTATGTATCTATTGTAAGCATACATATCTTTCTTAGTTAATCCTTGTAAGTCTCCCATCTCAAACACAAGGTCTAAAAATTTATCTTCAAGAGTAACCATCTGTCTGCAAATTTCATAGAGTTCTTTCTTAAAATCATCTGTCCATATTTCTATGTTCTCTTGTATAAACTCTCTAAACAATTTAGTCATAGCTTCTACATGCATAGATTCATCACGAATAGAATAGGTAACTATCTGACCCATACCTTTCATGCGACCAAACCTAGGAAAGTTTAACAAGATTGCAAAGCTACTGAAGAGTTGTAGTCCTTCTGTAAATGCTGAATAGACTGCTAGTGTTTTAGCTATAGTTTCTTTCTTAGCTTTACTAGGTTTAAAGTTTCCAACATAGTCATGCTTGTCTGCCATTTCTTCGTAGTCAGCAAATGCTTTATACTCTATCTCTGGCATACCTACTGTATCAAGTAACAAACTATAAGCATGTTGGTGTATTGATTCCATGTTAGCAAAAGAGGACATCATCATTCTTGCTTCTGGCTTTTTAAATATAGGCATATACTTATCTATATATCCTGATGCTACATCAACATCTGATTGAGTAAACAATCTAAATATTTGCGTAAGTAAATTCTTTTCTTTATCTGAAAGTTCTTGCCAGTCTTTTACATCTGTATGCAACGGAACAGACTCTGGCATCCAATGCATTTGATTTTGTAATACATAGTAATCAAACATCCATGGATATTCAAATGGTTTATAATAATCTCTTGTTCCTAATAAGCTCATAATTTTTCCTTAACCTTCACAGGCTATACATTCCACATCATCTAACTTGATTCTTGGAACTTTAATGTTTACATTTTCTACATTTCTAGCTGCGTTAGACCTAAAATAGTAGAGTGATTTAAGTTTATTCATACCATACCAATGAACATCATTAACATACTGCATATAGCTATCATGCAATTCTTGGTCTTCAGTTGCTTTAGGTAAAGTAAAAAATAAATTTACTGATTGTGCTTGACAAATAAACTCTTGTCTTTTATATGCATGTTCAATAATCCATATTTGATTTATTTCATTTGCAGTTTTAAATATTTCTTTTTCTTCATCAGTTAATATATCTAGGTGTTGTACTGAACCATTTTTACCTGATATATCTTTCCAAATATCTTCTAACTCTTTAACTTTTAATCCTTTGTTTTTGAAAACCTTTTCAAGAAATTTGTTTTTAACTTGATAACTACCAGATAAAGTTTTGTGCGTATATGCATTAGCACGATAAGGCTCAATAGAGGGAGAAGTACCACTACAAATAATACCAGAACTAGCATTAGGAGCAACAGCAAGAAGGTTAGCATTACGCCTGTTATTACCATATAAATCAGGACACTCACCCCGTATTTCAGCAAGTCTTTTAGTAGCACTTGTAGCTTTATTCTTAATGTGTTTAAAGGCTTTATAATTGAATCCTGTAGCGAATACTCCCTCAAAAGGAATACCTCTAGACTGGAGGTAAGCATGGAAGCCCATTGCACCCAGACCCAACGACCTTTCTCTATAAGCTGAGTAAGCTGATTTTGCATACCCTTTCTTACCTTTCTTAATATATTTTGTAAATCTTTTAAAGTTTGCACTATATCCTCCTAGTTGTGTAGTGTCTACTGCATTTTCAATATAATGTTCTATTATATTATCAAGCATAGTTATTAAATCTTCAATAAATTGTGGGTCTTTAGACCATGTATCAAAGTGTTCTAAGTTTACAGATGATAAACAACATACTGCTGTTCGTTCTTCGTTAGTTGGTAAAGTTATTTCAGAACATAAATTACTTTGTTTAATTTTTAATCCTAAATCTTTTTGTCCTTTAGGTAAAGCATCATTACAAGTATCAATATTAATCATGTAAGGTTCGCCTGTTTCTGCTCTAGCATTTATTATTTGAAACCATAAATCTCTAGCATTAATAACTTTTACAGCTTCATTAGTTTTAGGGTCAATCAATCTCCAGTCTTCATCATTTTTTATTGCATCTAAAAATGAGTTAGTTATATTAATACCATTGTGTAGGTTTAAACATTTACGATTAATATCTCCACCAGATTCTTTACGCATATTTATAAACTCTTCAATTTCTGGATGACTAACATCTAAGTATGCTGCATAACTTCCTCTTCTTGTAGTGCCTTGATTAAAGGCTAACATCTGAGAATCAACTACATGCATGAATGGAATTGAACCAGTAGAACGAGAGCCATGAGTAGTAGAAATCCCGTTACTCCTAACATCACCCCAAAATCCACCAATGCCTCCACCTGAACTTGCCAACCATATATTTTCATCATAGTGAGCAGATAAACCATCCCTACTGTCAGGAACATAATTAAGGAAACAACTGATAGGTAGCCCACGAGTAGTTCCCCCGTTACTAAGTATAGGAGTGCTAAACATGAACCAACGAGAGGAACTGTAGTTGTAAAGTCTTTGAGCCAATTCAAAATCTGTTTCACCCTTGAAGGTTGCTCCGAAGACGGAGGCTCTTGCGAATGCTTCTTGTGCATGTGTTTCTCCTTCCCAAAAATATCTATCTTTGAGTGTATCTAGACTAAACTTATCAAACTCTTTTTCTTTATCGTAGTCTATTTCAATTCCTAAGTAAGGCTTAGTTCCTATTTTATCTTCAATCATCTTCAATGTCCTGTAAATGTATAGCTATTATAGCATAATGTATTATTTTTAACAAGTCCGTTTCTATATCTGTTCCATCTTTTTTACCACACCTCATAGCATATTTCATAATGTTACCCATACAAAAACCTTCTCCATGTCCTGCATCTATTATCATATCAGTAGCTTGATACTTTCCTTGTGCATAATGTCTTTTATATGTACCATCAACATATCTTTGGATTTGTTTTATTGTTTCACCCTCATTAAATTTATATTTCATTTCCATTCCTCCGGTAATGTTTCTTCACTATACCATGTGAAGTTATTTGTTTCTGCCCATTCTGCATGAGTTCTTTTAGTTCCATCTTTTCTTTTCTTAGCTTGTGGCATAGGAGCATAAGGTTTTTGAAATAAAAATACTAATTCAAATTCTCCTACTTGGTCCTTCAAAGATTCTCTTATCCAAATATATTTACTATATTCAGCGTAATCCCAAAACCTACCTTTAGCTTCTAACAATATTGTTTGACCATTAATAACTTTTATAAAGTCAGTTCTATATGTATGGCTTACAGTATAATCTATAACAGAATCGTGATGTTCCCAATCTTTTAAAATAGATTGATGTATATCATATTCCCATTTACTATCATACCCTTTAGGTACATTAACTTTTTTAGGTCTAGGTTTTCTAGGTATTCTTTTAACCATTTAACCACTCATAATTTTTTACTAATTGCCAATATCTTAATATACTATTAAACATTTCTTTATGTTTATCATGAGATTCTTCTTCCCATATATGACATAATACTATACTTGTGTCAGCTCTATCAACAAATATAGATACTCTTGTAGGATTATCTATGTTACAACCTTGAGCATAAGCAGACAACTGCATACCATGTTCATCATATACTAACTTACTTGGGTCTTTATCTTTTAAATTATCTTTAGTTTTAAAGTCTACAAAAATACCAGACTCTGAATATAAATCTATCTTACCACCATAACCTTGATTAGCACAAAAAGAATCTTCTGCTATCCAATCTTCATTAGGAAAGTTTTCATCTAACCATGCTTGAATAATCTTGTAAGGTTTAGATTTACCTTTACCAAGAAAACCTTTTTCTATTTGAGCATGTATTTTAGTTCCTTCTTTAGCTGCTTTAATTCCTATATTTTTAGCATCGGATTTACATTTATAAATAAATGATTCTAATGTTTCATCATTATAATTAGCTGCTAAATTAATAGCAGATTTTATAGCTTGTGTAAGCTTCCAATTTTCTAATGCAGGTTTTGCAACCATACCTAGTATAGTAGTAACAGAAGGAACGAGTCCTAAACTTTTAGCATCTCTTAATGTGGTGTTTCTTTCTTTACCATTAGCACCTATAAGAGTATACATAGGTTCTCCCTCTTGGGTATACCAATGTCCAGACTCTGATGTAAACTTATTATAGCTATCTAATTTAGATTTGTCAATGATTTCATTACTTTTATTTGTCATTATGTTCTACCCACCTTAATTTTCTTGTATCTGGAAGAAATAATAAATACTGAACATCAGCTTTTATTTGTTTTTTAGTTCGTGTTGTTCTTGATGTATAAGAATCTTCAGTTCTATAATCTCTTCTTGCAGTTTTTACATCTATTAATTTAATATTTCCTTGAGGGTCTCGTGTTACTAAATCTATAAACCCATCACACCCACAGTTTTTAAATACTTCGTAGCCATTATCCCATAGCCAAGTGACAGCATAAAATTCTGCAAGGTCTCCCTTTCTATTTGTTGAATGTTCTTTAGTGCGTTTCACTCCAATTACCTCCTATTTTATATTCTCCTGTTAAATTGCATCTCATTCTAAATTGTTCTGTTACTTTTTCTATACACTCTACACCTAATCTACCTACAGAATCTGCTTGAGATTCTCTAACTTGTAGTTGCCATTCATCATGTATGTTAGCTACAAAACAAGCATCCAAAGCATTTAGTTTTAGCAACTGATACAAGTTTATCATAGCTTGTTTCATAACAATAGCACCACTACCTTGTAGTAAAGTATTAAGAGCAGCATGTTGACTTCTTACATAAATTTTTCTACCATCAATACCTTTTAAGAATCCTCTGTTAGCAGCTTGTTGTACTCTATCTCGTAGTTTCTTTAAAGCTGGTAAGTTAGTAAAGAATCTTTGTTTTAAAGCTTTACCTTTCTTTATATCTCCATTAATAATACTACCTATCTTTGCATCTCCTGCACCATATACTAAAGCATATATAAATGTTTTGGCTTGGTCTCTAGTCTCTAAACCTGCAAGTTCTTGATTAGTAGAATGTATATCTCCATTAATTACTTCTTCAATATAATTAGCATCGTTCATATAATGAGCTAACATTCTAAGTTCAAGACCACTAGCATCTATACCTACAAGTTTATATCCTTCTGGTACTGTCCAACAAGACCTACATTCTTTACCAAAAGGACTGTGTATATTAGGAACTTGAGCCATATTAGGATTTCTGTGTGTCATTCTACCTGTAATAGTTCCATTAGGTATTACACTACCATGAACTCTATCATCTTTAAGTTCATCAATCCAAGATGATACTTGAGCTATACGCTTTTGATATAATAAAAAGTCAGCAATAAGTTTAGCTTCTTTTATATGTTTAATCTTTTTAAGTGTGCTTTCATCTACAATAGGTTGACCAGTAGGAGTAAACCTTTCAGGTTTCCAACCAAAGTCTATAAGATATTCTCCTATTTGTTTACGACTACCAAGATTAAATTCAACT